AGATGTTATTGCAGATGGAAGCGGTGCGTCATTAGGTATTTTCCCTGCTTGCTGATCATTTCGCGTATTGATAACAAGTCGTTCAATATTTCTAAGTCTTTCTAATTCCTTATGCATTGTATCACACTCTTTAAGTTTATTAGCAAGTGCCTTAGCTATTGTTTCTTTGTCTGTCAGTTCAGGCCAAATTGGACGGGCAAGAGAAGGTGTAGGTGGTAGTCGTGTCTCTCGTCCAGAGAAACTAGGAAAATAGGGCATTTGTGTCGCAGAAATTCTACCTCTATTAGCTCTATCTGCTATTTCAGAACTCGTTAACTCTCTTGACATTTCTATATATAGTAATAAGATAAAAAATAATTCTTTTCTTTATATTGTTTTATTATTATAGCTAAACTATGTTATATGTTTTTTGCTCCTGAACGCTCAGGAGCAAAAAACACGATTGTGTATGGGAAAGTGTATATATTTTTGCGACTGTTAGAACGGTTGCAAAAATATATTAGAATACAAATAATAATTAATTTACTAAAACATAATAAGCATTATTAATTAAAGTGTTGTTTTTGATTGCTCTGCTCATTTTAGCCGGAGAGAAATCTTCATGAATTGCTGCTTTCGCTATTGTAGTCCAATTATTTAATATATTTTTGGTGCTAGCGTCTATTTTTTGAACTTTTTTACCACTACTTGCAATTTGGTGATCTCTAGCTTCCTGATAATAGTCATTTTTTAGAGTAATACCATAATAACCTTCAAATGTTGCATTTATATTATGTAGGCGGATCGGCCCACCGAGAATATATTGACAATTTTTTAAATAATTTTTAACATCTTTGTCCTCGTTATTATTGATTAATAAACTATTATTCTTTTTATAATTTATGAATTCTTCTACAATTTTATTAGTTGAAGCGCGACCTTCAGGAGAGAAAATGCAACTTTCAAAAATAAAATTTTCTACTTCATTTGAACTACTGCTTTTTTTATATATAATGTCTTTTAGCTTTATTCCTTTAAATCCGTGAACAACTTGATTCTTATTTTGACCGCTAATGCGACATGCTAAAAATCGTGTTCTCATATATGTATTAAACATGCTAAATACGAGTTTTGTGGGTTTCTCTCTATTATAAATACGAAATTGTCCTACAATAGTTGTTGAAGCTACATCTACATCTTTATGAAGAAAACAACACTCATCAATAAATTTATCAAACTTATTTTTAAGTTCAACACTTATTATATTAGTTTCATCATTATTTACATTGCTGGTTTCATTAACGTTTTCATAATTATTTGTAATAGATGCAAGAAGTTGCTCTAATTTTTCATTTTTTTCTATATATTCATTATTAAGGACCTTCAATTTTTCATTTTCATCACTTAATTGCTCTAACGTTGCTTTATATTTTTGATTTTCTTCTACTAAAATATTAAATTTTTCAATACTATATGATTTTTCAGAAATAATATTTTTAATATATCTTGAGAGACAAGGAATTGTAAAGTTGGTTTCATCATATGCTAATATTTCGTTTTTATTTTTTCCATCTACTTCAATAGTTCGTAAATGTTTTCTAATTTTAGAGCTTGTTTTAATAGCATTCTCAATTTCTTGCCTATTATGAACTTTGAAAGCATCACGAAGAATAAAATTATCATAAGTTTTATGATGGTATTGCAGTCGCACAGAGAGATTATTGCTATGTCCAAATTTTATTAATTTCTCTCCTTCAGCGTTTGAATTATCAATAGTTCCAAAATAAATACATTCACAATTTACAGGAAATTGTGAAACTAGAGTTTTTTCAATTGCTTTTAATTTATCTTGAATGGCATTTGTAATAAGATTATCTTTTATTAGTAATTTATTTTTCATTTCTAATGCTTCTTCTTCTAATACTTCATTAATTAATTCTTCTAACTTAATATAGTATTCATGAATTTCATCTGCTTTTTTTGTTTGTGCCTTTAAACATAATGATTTAAAGGTCTTAATATTTAAAAAAAATTTTTGAATATTGTGACCACCACTGCCTGTGTTTTTTGCTCCCGTACGTGCGGTAGCAAAACTATAATTAACATCGCTATATTTATAATCTTTGTTAATTATAAAATTATTTTTTAAACAGCTAGTTGCATTAAATTTTCTATTAAATCCTAACCACTTCCAAATATAATCTATATCTACAATAAAATCTGCTGTTTTATCATAATTTAAATAAGTATAAAAACTAGCTATAAACAATTGCTGCTCCATTTCTGTAAAGTTAGCTTTTACTTTTTCTAATAATTTATTATTATTGTTAGCATTAAGCTTGGTAATAGGGTTATTTGTTATTAAATTAACAATGTCGAGAGAAGTCATATTTATACTATAATAATGTAATTAGTCTTTAAATTGTTGTTGTTGTTTATATAATTTAGAAGCAGGATTATGGAAGCAACGCCTTACCATTTAGTTTTGCGCACATTAATTTTGGGGCCCTTCTTTTTATCTCTACTATTAGGGTCATACATCTCTTCGTCGTCGTCGGAGTCCATATTTTTACTTATTTCCCAGAATTCTTTTGATCCAAGTTTGAATGTTTTATGATGTTCTGCCTTATACCAATAAATTTGGTCGTGTAATTTATTCGATTTGGCGTTATTATTGATCACTAAACACTCATAATTTTCTGTGCACTGATCCATTACCTGACAAAAACTCTCAAAGGTTGGAAACATGCCTGCATAGTTTTCATAAATACGCCGCCTATTTGCTATATATGGCTCACGCAATATAAAAACGTAGTCGATATTCGTGCGCAAATTTGGAGGAATACCTAAAGGATATTGCATGGTTATCACCAACATCACCTTCCAGTGCCGACCATTCATAAATAGGAGCCTCATCATCTTATCTTTTGTCCAGCTTCCATCATATAAGCAATCATCTAATATAACAAATGCTCGTGGGTCAATATTCGATTTCTTATAGACTTCGACTTCTTTTTTTATCTGCTTCATTACCGTCTTCTGTCTTTTCAATATGTTTTCAATAATAGCAGTATTGTATTCATCGTGAATAAATAGTTTAGGAACATGCTCAGCATAAAAACCGTTACCTGCTTCTGTTCCGCTGATTACTGTCCCTATTGGAATATCTTGATGATAATATAGCAAATCTCGCACTAAATAAGTTTTACCGGTATCGCGACGTCCTATTAACACAATAACGGGTCCTTTATTTTCATCTGGCCTAAAACTTATAGATTTAATGTCAAATTTTTTTAATTCTAATGTCATTACTAAACAACTTTATATTTATTAGCTATATTTAATAGTTTGCTATTTAAACTTAATAATTTGCTATTTAAAACTATATTTAATATATTTATTTGTGTTATAAATTAAAAAAATAAGTATTTGTTATTTATTAAATGGAATTAAACTATAGGAAAAATAACAATAAGCAGCTTTTTGAGAACTTTAATAATAGTGATTTTTTAGATATAGAAAATTCGCAAAATTATTTTCCATTATACAATACTTTTTTTAGCTTAAATAGCTCTAATTATAATGCTATAAATTTGAATAATAAGTATAAATTAGAACAAATTTTAGAAAAAATAAATTATAATAAATTTTTAGCAACAATTACAGATATATGCAATAACAAATTTAACAAAGAAGTATTTGTAAAATATAGTCCTCTTGTTGATCCCGTTAAATATATGATAGGAAAGTATGAAAATAACTATAATATACTAGAATTACCTAAATTTATAGATGAATTAAACTCCAAATCCGAGACCGTATATTGTGCTACTTATAAAAAAATATTAGACCCTAATAACTCTGCATATATTGATGGATTTTTTTCATTTTTATCAAGCTGTTTATTAAATAACTATAATTTTTATAATGGTTTAGACTATTATGGTGCTTTTTTAGGAATAAAAAACAAATTTAGATATAATGTTACAGAAGACTTAGAATATTTAGATGAGTCGGACTATTTTCATAAGCACAAAAATAGTTTATTCATTTTTGATGAATATGAAAAAATAGCCAATTTATTTAACAATACTAAGAAAAATAAGAAGCCTTTAGTGCTAGACAGCGGGATTTGTGATAATGATTTAGATTTAGATCTAGATCTAACTATTAGCGATTTAGCCATTAGCGATTTATCTAATAGCTCTAATAATGAACTTAGTGTACAAGAAACACCCAATACTAGTTTAGAGCTAACCTTAACCTATGAAAATCTAGATATTTTAGAAAATAATGAACTAGTAAATACTAATGCTAGTAGCAAGACCAATACAGGAATTGATACTACAAATAGTTCAGAAACATGCTCTTCAAGGTCTTCAAATACTGATTTAACTAATTCAGAAAATGGTGGTTCGGGTGATGACGATGACAACGACGACGATGACGAAAGTAGCGAATCGAGCTTTAATAGTGAGGAAATATTTTGCACAATTGATAAAATACCTGTTGAAATGATAATATTAGAATGTTGCGAAAATACTTTAGATGATTATATAGTAAATAATAAAATAAAAGACAGCGAATGGGAGTCTATAATATTACAAATATTATTTACATTAATTACATATCAAAAAGTGTTCGAGTTTACGCATAATGATTTGCATACAAACAATATTGTATATGTAAATACTCCTAAAAAATTTTTATATTATAAATATAACAACGCACACTATAAAGTCCCTACTTTTGGCAAAATATACAAAATAATCGATTTTGGAAGAGCCATTTACAAATTCAAAGACAAATTTATATGCAGTGATAGCTATTCTGAGTCGGGTGACGCAACAACACAATATAATTGTGAGCCTTATTTAAATAAAGACAAGCCAATTATAGGCCCCAATAGCAGTTTCGATTTATGCAGACTTGGCTGTAGTTTATTTGACTATTTTATTGACGACTTAGATGACATTAGAAAATTAAAGTCGCCTATTAAAAAGATTATGATTGAATGGGTTTTTGATGATAATAATAAAAATATACTCTATAAAAATAACGGATCCGAGAGATATCCCGACTTCAAATTATATAAAATGATCGCGCGTTCAGTTCATAGGCATACACCGCAAAATGTATTGCTTAAACCTACATTTGAAGCTT